TTCATCTGATTCTAAATGAGGTTTTGTTTGACGATAATATTCACGAAGTAGCTCCGTATCATTCATATCGTCATAATTTTTATTAAGATTTACGTAATCTTCTACGTTTCCGCCAGTTTCTTCCATGAATTTAACTAGCTTGTCAATATTTTCCGGTAACTCTCTGGCTTCTTGATTATTATTTACACTTTCTTCTTCCTCTTTAAGCTTATTAGGTATATCTTTTATTTTATCTACTAAGCTTTTTTCTTCTTCTACCTCTTCTTCATCCGGTAAGCGTTCGAGCACTTCAGTTTCATTGTTACCGGGCTCACTTTCTCCGGCAGGTTCTTCATCTGTTTTTTCGATGTTTTGTTCTGGTACTTCTCCGCTAACTTCGGATCCGTCGCGTACAGAAACCTCATCTGTGCTTTGCTCTTGAACGGCATCTGCTTCTTGGTTTATGTTTCTTAAATCTAACTTAATAGTTCCGTCATCATCAACGGAAACATTACTTGGTTGTGTTTCTTCAACCTGTTCTTGTACAGTTTCTTGTACATTTTCTTGTACAGTTTCTTCGACTTGATTAGTTTCTTCAGCCATGATAAAATATTATAAAATTAAAAAAATTATTGGGTACTATCTCGGTTCAAACATCTCTAAGTTAAATCCACTACCCATGGTGTCATTACCAGCAGATTCAAATTCTTGTTCACCTTTTCTATCCTTACGTTGTTCTATAAGTTTAGACTGTTGAGACGCTTGTATTCTTGTTCGCTCGTCTTTACGATCTTCTTTATATTCTTCTTTCTTTGTAAGCATTTCACTATCTTTATCTTTGATAGCTATATTAAGATCAAACTCATATTTCATAAGTTCTTTCTTAAGTTCTTTTTCTTGTTGCATTTTTTGCATTTCAAGATTAGCTTCAATCTGAGCCAGTTGCGCTTTTTGCTGGGATATTGCTTGATTCTTTTGCATTTCCATTTGTGCAGCTGCCTGAGTTGTTTGCGTATTTGCCTGAGCTTGTGCTTGAATATTAGACTGTTGTCTTTGCTGATCTTGTTCTAATTTTTTACGTCTACGAACTTTTAATAATTGATTAGCAAGTTTTATATTTTTTATTTCTCTAATATCAATTGCATCCTCAAGATATATTTGATCTTTTGCTAATGCTTGCTGTATATTATTTTCAAGCATTTGTTTTTCTTCTTCATCCGGCGCTAACTCAATAAATATACCAAAGTCATGCAAATGCATGTTTTTAATATCATCTAAAGTAGCTACATTAAATCTCCCTATGCTAGATATAAACGCATCTCTTGTCGGTGAAAATTCTAATATATCAGATATTCTTAAACTAATAGCTTCAGCTGTTTTAGCTGTAAGATATAAGCTTGACTGTAAAATATGTCTTGTTGCTGTATTAGAATTAGCGGCTGCTAATTTTTGAACACCCACTAAAGCATTTTTATCAGGCATTGATCCGTCACGAGCTTCATTTAATCCGGTAACGTCGCGTATCATCTGTAAATAATAGTTATACGTGCTAATTAATGAAGAAATTTTATTATTACCACCATTAGATGTTAATTCTTGAATAGGTACTCTACCTGCATTCATATCTCCGTCAGTCGTCATTGATCTACCAATAACAGAACCGGTTTGGAAAAACATATTTAATGCTTCTTGGGGGTTGTAATTTGTGCCATTACCTAAATCAATTTCAGCTAAACCATCAGCATCTAAATAAACTCCATCAGGTATCATTCTAGCCATTACCTGTTGTAATTTTAAATGCGTTAACTGAATCATATCAGCAAACGTAGTAATTCTGCTAACTAAAGATTCAATACGCCCTTTATATATACGGGGTGCAACTACGTTGTAATTCATCATTACTTTTGTAGTGTCACTTTTAGGGCGTACCATATTTTTAGCAATTTCCCACTTTAATAATTTTTGTGTACCAAGAACAAAAGCTCCGTCATAAACAACTTCAATTGATCTTGATTCTTTTGAAAATCTAGATCTATCGTCTTTAGGTGGATTAAACTGATCATTTTTAGGTATTGCTTTATCAGCTCCAGAAGCTGTTTTCTTTATTTTAAATACTTGATTATTATATGTTTTGTAATTAAAATATAAAACCTGTATTGTATTTGCATCTAAAACAGAGTCTTCATTTATATATCTATTATGTGATGCAGAAGTTTGAACACCTTGTTTAGTTAATTCTTCAAGATCTTCTTCTGTTAAATTGGGAAATTGTTGTTTTAACTCATTGATTGTTACTGACTTAACTTCACCTATGTAATAAATATCATCAAAGTATGGTGAATAAGTATAAGAATAAACAACATCTGCGGGATCAACATACTTAATTTTAATACCTTGCGATGTATTAAATTCATTTTTAACACAACCAATACCAATAACAGCTAAATCATAATTTATTCTACGTCGAACTAAATCATAATTATTTGAATTAAATACAGTATTAATAGCTTGCTCTTCAGCAATTTCAATAGACTGTTTGTATTCAAGCTGCATATGTAACGACAACTCTTCTTCGTTTTCCGGTAATTTTTCAGGATCGTTGCTATACACATTCACGCCTAGCTGCGCCATTATGTTATCAGATATTTCTTTAGTCTGCATATCTTCTAACACGGATTCTACATAATCGGTACGTTGCTTCATTGAAGAAGGATCTTGCGAAAATGCTTTTATGTCGTAAAGCCTGTCTGACATACCGTTTACTACAATGTCTACAAACTTAGGAATAATTGGAACTGGTTTCCAATCTAAATTAAGATACGATAAATCACCATTTATAGATAACTCATCTTTATATTTTTTTACAGATTGTTCACCTCTTGCATATAAACGTAATCTGTGAAACTCATCGCGATTAGAATAAAATCTTGTCGCACCAGAATCTCTTTTAAACCATTCATGCTCGATAGCACGCGCAACTTCTAAGCCATAATCTTGAGAGGCTTTTTCTGCGTCACTAGCTATTTGGCTAGGAAATGAGCTTTTTAATATAGTTTCAGCCATGTTATTTAATTATTTCTGAATGCAATCCTTTATTATTAAATCTTGATATTTTTAAATCTAATGACGGTTTTTCATATTTAGGTTTAGGATAATATAAATTCCTATTGCAAGCCATAATAGCGAGCCCACTAGAAATAGTAGCGTCATATTTAGTTCTTTTGTTTATGTCAAACCTTGCCCAATCATTTAATGTTCTATTAAAATATATATTACCGCCACCTTCGCTTGTAATACCCACGTGCTTTTGAATATAAGTTTCAATAGCCGCGGCATGAGCTTGTTTTATATCTTCTGAAGTATTGGGTATACCCCCAATTTCTTTTTCTGTTACTGATAATTTATTCCATATTTTATCAGGACGGTTCATTGAAAATTGCCTGTAACCTCTTCTTTTTAAATAATATAACAATCTAGGTTTATTATTTTCTGCAAGTATTGGCATACCATAATAAACTAAAGCCATAAGTACATCTTCAAAAAACATTTCTGCTGTTTGTGGTCTAGCCACATATTCTAAAAAAAATGTATTAGGAGGTGCATCCTCCATGCTAAACTTAGTTAGCCCATGCAAAGAACCTTTTGAACCTACCCCATCTGTTGTGCCTGATATATCATAAGAGTCACAACCAAATGCTCCCATATGTTCATTTCCAGGAAACTTAACGCCTTGCTTAGTTATTACATTGTTTTCAAGGTTTTTAGGAGGAGTCCAGCTAATTAAAAATCTACCTGATTTATTAGGAGTAAATAACACTCTTGTATCTTTTATTCCATTCTCCCATATAAAAGAACCTTTAGTAACCAAACCTTTTCTTTCAAAGTCTTCATTAAAGTCTATCTGCTCGTATATTTTAGTTAAATTAAATATACTGTTTTTAGCTTCATCCCTAAACGCATGCTCCTCAGTTCTAGGAAATTGGCGGTAATATTCATTTAAACCATCTGAGTCATGCTTCAATCCTTCAACTTCATTTTGCCAAAAGTTTATGACACCTGTATCAATTTCGAATCCATCATTGCCAATTGCGGGTACCTCTGGCGTATCAAATACAGGGTATCCATAAGCATCAATGTATCCTTCGTAGTTCCATTCCATAGGTATGAACAAAGAATATAATCCTGAGCTAGTCTGGCCATTCTTATTTCTTTTTGTAACGTCTGAATCATAATATAATTTTTTAAAATTATCACCACCTTTATCAAGTGAATTAGACGTTGATCCCATCATACACTTACCTATAATACGACTACCTAATCTTAATGTTGTTTTTGTTACACGCCAGTTGTTTAATATATTATCAGGTCTTTCCCATTTACCAGATTCATCATGTACTAACAACCTAAGCTTTTCACCATCATAACTGTTATCACCTGTATTTTTCCAGTCAATAGTTGTATCCAAGCCTTCAAGCATTTGTCTTTCGTCTTTGTTTGTAATAGACTTACGTGTAAGCTTAGAAGCAGGTACTCTATATGCAAGTTCCGTTTTAGGTCTATCCATACCATCTTGTATTGGTTTAAAAAAGAATGGATAATTTACAGATATAGGAACTACTTTGTCTGTAAACATTTTTTTCGCATCAGCTCCAGACTTTGATAATATACCAAATCTAGCATCTGATGTTATTGTTGCTTGTGCAACAGATTCCGCAGATGACATAAATGAAAATCCAGATCGTCTATTTTTAAGATAGCACATTCCGTAACATCTAGTATCTGCTTTACAGGCTTCCCAAAAAATATAAAATATTCTATTAGCTTCTCTGTAGTCTGGCTTTCCAACATCAATTTTAGTATGCTGCAAATACATATAGTGAGACCCAGTAATATAGGTAGGAACATTTTTATTATTAAACCAATAGCCTTGTTCTCTTCTGCTAAACTCCCTATCAATATATGTATACCATTTATTTTTAAAAGATTCAGGATAAGATTCCCAATCAAATATGGTATTTATTTGTTTTAATTCTTTTGGATAAACGTGGGCTTCCCATTTGTTATTATTGTCATCAATGCTTTTAGGTTTAAGCGGTAACGCAATAACTAAATTTTGTATTTCAACAATTTCACCTATAGTTCCGTTTTTGCTAATGACTATAATATCAAACTCTTTGTTATAACCGTAGTCCCATTTTTTATATCTGTTATTTCTTTTAATAACATTTTCTTTTATGGGATATACTGTTTTTATTAAAGTTTGCTCGTACATTACCTAGATCTTTTTTCAGCAAAGCCGCCAAAGCTTTTTTTATCTTCAGCGGGTTTATCTTCCATAATATTTTTTTCTGTTTCTATACGAGTAAGTATTTCAAAAGCATCAAATATTGCAAGCTTTTTAGTAGCCGCGGCATTTTTTAATCTATCAGCAGCAAGTTCATCTTCACTACCTTCAACAATTATTTCTTCTTCTGCTACACGAATAAGCTCATGAACTGCTTTGTAACCAGCTTGGATTATATTCGACTTCAGTTCCTTTTCTGTCATATTTAATTGAAATAGAATTTAATGGTACGCGATACATTCTGTTATTATCAATAACAAACTCATATTCGCTATTTGGAGTAAAACCAACTAAATCATTAACTTTAAGATTAAAGTCTTTTAAACTGCGCCCTAAATGCTTTAAAACACCTATTAAAGGCTTTTCTTTTTGATCAGAAAACATATTGTCTTCTTGTATTGGCTTTACAAAACAAAATTCATCAGGTGAATACCATTTGTTATTTTGTTTATATAAAAATATTTGGTCATCATAACAAAAGTATTTATCTTCTTGGAAATAACTCATACTGTTTTTACTTTTGCCACGCATATCATAAAATCTTCTAAAAACATTATGATGTACTATAACTGTATCACCTATATTAATATTAGATTGTTGATTTACAGGTGTTTGTATTATTTTACCATAACGGTTTACAAACTTATGATTTTCTATAGACGTATTTAATATTAAATTTGATTTACCTACTTTTTTATTATTTGTATATCTACCGTCAATAGGCTCTACAATGTAGGCGTATAAATGTTTCATTAATATTGCAAATCGTATTCAACTGCTATAGCCATGTTTTTATTAAAATGCTTCCATGGCAAAGTTTCATCTTCTTTATTAATATATATTTTATATTCTCCGGCTTCTTCAATAATCTCTGTTATTGTATGACCTCCAAATACTTCTTGACCAACACTGTAGTGCATTGCATCGTTTTTATAATCACGACCAATACTAATTTTTCTTATTAGATTCATTTTTAGTTTGATTTGATTCTTGTAAAATTTCTGAAATAGCCCTTACTCTTGCAAGTTCACGAATTGGGAACTCATTTAATAATTGAGTAATGCGATTAATTTGAGATTCATTTAATTTAATTTCCATAGTATTTAATTTAAGTTTACATTATATTATATTACGTTTATTATTAAAGTCTTATATTTTCCATTATGCTATTGCTAAATAGATGTAGGTGCTATTCAATTCATTAGAACCTGTCCAATTTGAAAAACTTCCTGTCATTTCAAAACCTGTATTGGAAACTGTAACCGTGTATGCATCAGGCCCTGATTCTGCACTACTCACGTCTGCTTCTATTCTTGCACTCCAAACGTCTGATGTATTTCTTGTTCCATCTAAAATAAACCAACCAACAGCACCGTTTGTTTTTTTCCACATCAAAAATCTTGGCTTAAACCCTACATTTATGACGTTTCCTGTAGCACCTGTTCCCGTATAACTCCCCACCTTCTGATAACCCGAAATCGATGTGAAGCAGTAGGCGATGTAGGTGGCTAAAGTATTTGTTGTGTAAGAAGTCCAAGTAGTATTTGTAACACTTGAAAAAGCACCTGCATCTGTGCCTGCTGCCGCAGTACTATGCAATAGTAAATACTTTCCTGTTCCGACATCTTTATGATAAACTTCCCAAGAATTTCCAAAACTTGAAGTTTTAGATATTATCATTTCAGGGGCGGAACTCAAGCCGTGACCCACATTCCAAGCAGCAGCCGATGTTGTTGTCCATTTCACAATACTAAACCCTGCATCTGTATTAGCTGATACTTGTGAAGTAATTGTCCCATCTGTGTTTGATACTGCACTTCCACCTGCTTTCCAACACCAAGCAACGTAGGAAGAACCATAAGTTCCTCCGACGGCACCATTTACACCATATTGTCCATTAGTGCCTCCATCCACAGTAAATCCATTAGAATTAAAAGATGAAACTCCTTTTGTCCCATCAAAATATTCAGCACTTGCGCTATTAGAAGATAAAGACCCTCCTGTTCCTGTTGTATCGCCTCTTACAGAATCAAAAATTTGATGACTAATTCCACTCGAATAATCTCTATTCTTTATCCAAACCAAATCAGGTTGGAATGAAGTTCCTACGAAACCTACATTTGTAGGTGTTCCGTCATAAGCGTAGGATACATTTGTTGCTGTACCATCATATGTTGGGAACTCTGCGGGGTCTGAATAGGTTATATTACTTGCAGTACCGTTGTAGTTTGTAGTTTCATCGTTAGCGTTTCCATCTAATTTATAGTGAGCAACAAGATTTGCAGTTGGAACATTTGTTTCTGATACCAATGCTTCTATATCTGATGCTGCTAATGTTGAAGAGTATATTCTCACTTGGTCTATGCTCCCGTTAAAATGGCTTGAATTAGACTTTGTTGAAGATGCACCAATACAAAAATTAAGCCCACTGCTAAAAGAAGTATTTCCTGTGGTAGATGTACCTAAGCTATTTCCATCTAAATAAGCAATTACGGTTCCATTATTAAAAGTAAAAGCTATGTGATGCCAATTGTTAGGTTTTATATCCCCACTTGTTCCAAAAACTTGATTACTAATTCCATCAAAAGCAACTATTAATTGCCCTGAACTATTTGTATCTAAATAAATATCATTAGCTGATGTAGCATTCCAGTTACCAAATATTGAACCGCTTGCTAAACTATTTTCTTTTATATAACAAGAAAAACTAAAATTAGTTGAAAGAGAAGAAATTCCTGTATCTATTAAACTTGTACTATTATTAAACACCGCACTCTGTCCTGCATCTATTGCACCTCTTCCAAATCTTCCGCTATCATTAGCATTCCCCTCTAATTCATAAAGAGCTATACCACTACTATCACTAAATATATCTGCAGTTGATTTTGTAGCTGATGCTGATGTTTCTCCGTATAAGGTTGTTACTTCGCTGGATGATATGGCTTTATTGAATATTCTTACTTGGTCTATTTTGCCATCCCAATAATAACTACTACTATTTGGGTCTCCTCCAATAAATAAGTTTGCACCATTAGTTTGGTTCCATATTAACTGATTACCAAATGT